TGCACAGATAGTTCTTAAATTAAGTAGCGCATTATTTTTTAAGTTGCCGTCGACGTAGTATACGCTAAGTTGTTGTTTATACTTTGCTTCGAAGCCACATTTTTCACAGTGTGGCTTCTTCTTATAACCAGCAAGCATCCAAGTTGGTTTCTGTGGTAATAGCTTTCTGTTCTTTCTGATACATCCACTGCAACGAGTTCGAAAATGAGTTACTCCGCCACGCTTATAGTTAATTGCTGCGGGGTTTCTAGTACAACTCTGACATAAAGGGCGGAAATCCATACAGTATTTATAGCAAACCTTTGCCAAAGGCTCCTTAATAGACTGGATTTTGATAATACTGATAAATATTTTAAAGTATTATAATATAAGGATACTAAAAATGGCATCATTAATTTCCCCAGGCGTATCGGTTACCGTTATAGACGAAAGCCAATACCAACCAACCGCAACTGGCACAGTTGCTTATGTATTACTGGCTACAGACCAAGATAAAATAAACCCAGATGGCAATACTGCTACGTATACGACAAAGGCAAATGCAGGCAAACTAATCAAACTTACTAGTCAACGTGAACTAGTTACTGGTTTCGGCGGCATTAACTTTCAAGTTGACTCAGGTGATAATCCAATTCATGCACATGAGTTAAATGAATATGGTTTACTTGCGGCATACAGTGCATTAGGTGTGTCTAATCAAATATACGTTCAACGTGCTGATGTTAACTTGTCCGAGTTAACTGGTACAAGCATTCGCCCAACAGGCACTGCTTCAGATGGCGCATATTGGCTAGATGTAAGTACAGCCGGCACTAATTGGGGTATTTACGAATGGAATGAAGACACTACTGGATTTGCATTGCAAACTCCAACTGTAATTACTGATACTGCACAATTAAGCGGCAGTGTTCCGTTATCGTCAGTAGGAACAATTGGTAGCTATGCTATCAATGTAACAACTCCGTCAAATCCAGTTTATTTTAAACGATACGATAATACTTGGGTATTAGTTGGTAGTGATGCGTGGAAAACAGCAGTTCCGGCTATCTCAGGTACAGTTTCTAATCCAACATTAACTGTTGGACACAAAATGGTATTAAACACTATCAACGTATCATTGACAGGAACTACAGTAACATCAGCTGCGGCAGATATTAATACTGCGGCTATCCCTGGGGTGTCAGCAACGGTCAATGTTGTTGGTCAACTTGAAATTAGAATTAACAGTCTATCAAAAAGTGATGGCGTTACGGCAGATGGTGTATTAACAGTTGCTAAGGGAACAACAATTGGTGGAACTGATTGCGCTGTACCATTAGGCCTGCTTAATACTACTAGTGCAAACGTAGTTACATTTAACAGCCCAACAATAACATTTGATACGTATCGTAATGCTCCTGCGTGGAGAACCAGTGATGTTACACCTCGTCCAGCCGGCAGTGTGTGGTTCAAAACATCTGCTACAGGTAACGGAGCAAACTGGGGTATTAAAGAATACAGTGCTACTTTAAATTCTTGGCAAGTATTGGCTGCTCCATTGTATGCCAGCGATACTGATGCAATACAGGGATTAGATCTAATAGGTGGCGGCGGTCAATTAGGTGTTGGTACAGTATATGTTAAATATGATACACTAGCAACATCAACTGCTACATTCAAACCGTACGTTAAAAACGTAACTGGCATTGTAAAAATAACAGGTACAGTTCCAACTTCGCCGATTTTGTTTGACGCAAATGATGCATTTATTATGGAAGTCAGCGTACCAGGTAGTACAATTATAGAATCTGCAACTATCAATCTAAGCAGCACAACAGCGCAAAGTTTAGTAGCTGATATACTAGCGGCTAATTTGCCTAATATTTCAGCATTAGTTGAAACTAGCGGCGCTATAAGTATTAGTCATCTTGCCGGTGGTACAATTAAATTTACACAAACATCGGGTACTCCACTACTTGACGCGGGATTAACGGCTGACAGTAATATGCAAGTAATTACAGCGGGTAGTGTATATTTGGCTAGTCCGTTTACTCCACTAACTTATACATATTCAACTACAGAACCGTTTAGTAACCCAGCAGATGGTACATTATGGTATTATAATACAGCTCTTGAAGTTGATATTATGATTAACGATGGTTCTAACTGGAAAGGTTATAAAACTGTAACAAACGATGCACGTGGATATAATCTAAGTGCAACAGATCCGCTAGGTCCTATCTTAGCAGCAGCTAGACCAACTACACAAGTTGGTGGTGCACAGTTAGTACCAGGTGACTTGTGGATTGATACACTTGACTTAGAAAACTATCCTGTAATTTATCGTTATACTGATACAAATGTGTGGGAATTATTAGATAACACAGATCAAGTCAGTGCCGACGGTGTAGTATTTGCTGACGCACGCTGGGGTACAAATGATAGTACAGATCCAATTGTTGATGCAATTCCTAGTATTGTTGATTTAGCATCAAGTAACTATATCGATCTTGATTGCCCTAGTTATCAATTATATGCTCGCGGTACAATACTGTTTAACACACGCCGCAGTGGCTATGGTGTAAAACGTTTTGAAAGTACATACTTTTCAGATGAAGTTAATCCTCCAACAGAAGTTGCTGCATGGGTAAGTAACAGTGGTGTTGATCAAAACTTAGTTCCTTACTTTGGACATAAAGCAGTTCGCAATGTTATTGTTGAAGCTATGAAATCAGCAATTGAATCAAGTGTTGCATTACGTGAAGAACAAGTACAATTTAACTTAATTTGTGCTCCTGGTTATCCAGAGTTAATCACTAACATGATTACTTTAAATAATGATCGTAAACAAACTGCATTTATTATTGGTGATAGTCCACTTACATTAAATTCAGCGTCAACACAAATTGAAGCATGGGCAAGCAATCAAAATCTTGCATCAGACAACGGTGTAAACGGTTTAGTAAGCTCAAGTGAATATTTAGGTGTGTTCTATCCAGCTGGTCTAGGTACAGACTTAGGTGGCGAAAGTGTTGTTGTTCCGCCAAGTCACATGATGTTACGTACAATGATCCGTAGCGACAATGTTAGCTATCCATGGTTTGCACCAGCTGGTGTACGTCGTGGCTTAATTGACAATGTTAGTTCGATTGGTTATGTTGATGTAACTGACGGTAATTCATTCCGTAGCATTGGTGTTACTGCCGGCCTGCGTGATGTATTGTACACACAAAGAGTTAACCCATTAACAGTATTACCGGGTGTTGGTCTAGTAAACTATGGTCAAAAAACTCGTGCAGCATCAACTAGTGCAATGGATCGTATTAACGTTGCTCGTTTAGTATGTTACTTACGTAAAGTATTAGATGAAGTTGCTCGTCCGTTCATATTTGAACCAAACGATACAATTACACGTAACCAAGTTAAACAAGCATTTGAATCAGTACTTAATGATGTAGTTGCTAAACGTGGTATCTACGATTACTTAGTAGTTTGCGATACAACTAACAATACACCAGATCGTATTGACCGTAACGAATTGTACATCGATATTGCAATTGAGCCAGTTAAAGCAATTGAATTCATCTACATTCCAGTACGTTTGAAAAATACAGGTGCTATTGCAGCAGGGTTATAATTAATAAAGTATGTATATAATGGGGAAGGCGACTTCCCCAGTTATGTACTAAGAAAGAACTAAATATATAAAAGGAATACTAAGATGGCAACATCATCATTAAGCAAGTTTACCGTACCGCTAAGTACAAACCAAAGTGCAAGTGCGCAAGGTTTGTTAATGCCTAAATTAAAGTTCCGCTTTCGCGTAACATTTGAGAATTTTGGTGTTAGTCAACCATCAACTGAGTTAACTAAACAGGTTATGGATTTTAAACGTCCAACATTAAGTTTTGAAGAAATCTTAATTCCTGTATATAACAGTAAAGTTTACCTTGCTGGCAAACCAACCTGGGACGCTGTTACCTGCAACCTACGTGATGATGCATCTGGCGAAGTTAGCAAACGTGTTGGTGAGCAACTACAAAAACAATTCGACTTTATGGAACAAGCTAGTGCTTCTAGTGGTATTGACTATAAATTCGTTACACGTTGGGAAGCCTTAGATGGTGGCAATGGCGCAAGTGAGCCAACAATCCTTGAATCATGGGAAATGTATGGTTGCTACTTGTCAAGTGCAGACTACGGTGATTCTAACTATGGTACAAATGATCCAATGACAATTGCATTAACAATTCGTTATGATAATGCTGTTCAAACTCCAGTTGGTACAGGTGTTGGTAGTGTTGTTGCAAGAACATTGGG